CGATATTGCCCATGAGATTGTCCCAGAGATTGTCCCAGAGATTGTTCCTGAGATTGTCCCCGAGATTGTCCATGAGATTGACTTGTCTTAGTATTATAATTAGCATTTGGGTGCCCAACGGACTATCCATATACATGATGGTGGGCTTAGGTTTCGATAAATAGCGATTGTAAAGAATTTCGATTCCTTTTTCCGCTGCAACCTTATCTATACCATCATTTAGATAAAACAAATCTTCATATCTTTTTAAAAAGATAGGGATTTGAGCTTCTTGTTCTGGCGTTAAGCTTTCAAGTTTTTTCGCCATCAGTCCTGTACTTTTTTGATTGCGTCTTCATAAGGATCATACTCAATCTGGGGTACATAGGTGTACTTGCCTGGCTCAAGATCAATATCAGCATGTTCTTTTGTCCATATTTCTACCCCCTCATTGATCCATTGAGACTCAATCAAATGCCTGATTTTGGCTGAACCAAATACTTCGATAATAATTTCATGATTTTTTCTGGTAACATTGGCGTCACCTACAAGGATGTGAGCATGGTCAGTTACTTCGCCACGGGCGATAATTCTGTTTTTTCTTTCTGTTTTATTCATTATTTCTCTGTTTTATTCCTCCGGAGAGGTTGTTTTTTTAACATAAATTTGATCATGGGAGAATTACATTCTGCAACATAGTAAATAGCAAGAGCATCAGCCACAGCCTCATCAATGTATTTCGTGCCCGTCCAAGACACTTCGTACAGTTCGTTGATAGAACGTATTACTTCAGCTTTGGATGCAGAAATGTGTCCGAAAAGGGCCTTCTTAGCATCATTTTCACTATACCACTCTACAGGGATTCCAGCAGCTATACCTATGGTTACCACAATACCGGTTACGATGCCAATCATTACAGCTGCTTTGGCATTTTGTGATCCATGAGGGAGTTCAGAAACGATAATCTCGATATTGAACTTAGCAATGGTTTCTAATAAGAAATGAATCAGTTCACTGGTCCTGCGTACTCGGTCATCTCCCTCACGTATCCTGCGTTTCTTAGCCTCTGGTTGAGTACGATAGCATCCATGTTCAACTACAAGATGTCCTTCCAGTACGGCCCAACCCCAAGCAGTGAATGAAGGATCACAGGCCAGGACACGGGATTTGCGGTGGGTTACTTTTGTGCGTTGCATGATTCAACCATACTTAGACTTGTTTCCTTTTGATAGAGCAATTTTGCGTCATAGTTCATCGTTTCTTAGGTTTGCGTTCAACTTTAAATTCTTCTTCAATCTCTTCCCATAAGTTTATTACTTCATTACGAAGATCCTCTTCCAATCCCTCCTTTTCCACTTTTTCTATTGCTTTTGGCAGAGGCAGATTTCCCCCCAGTTTCTGATCTCCGATACTATATATATTAGTACCAGCAAAATCCTTGATGTACTTGAGATTTTCCCGGATATCATCTACACCATAGTCAAAGTCTATGGTAACCGGGGCCTTGCGGTGTGGTTTCCAAACTGAAGACTTGGCCACTTCCACTTCGATTTCAATACCATAGACCTGCCTGATCTTCTTACCCCGAATTGTTACTGTTCGGGATAATACTCCCATCCTGCTTGTCTTTAATCGGAGTGATCCATAATGAGCAATGGCTTTGCCACCGGGAGATTTATACTTTGGACTGAATCGGCCTACACGATCAGGATCTTCCCTGATTTGGTTGCTGCACACCATTAAAGTATTAGTACTTGACAGGATTCTGGCCGTGCGTCTCAATTGTTCGGAGAATTCTTTGGCACGGCGCATACCCATCTTGTCTCCTTCTTCTTCGCCCAATTCCATATCGGTGCTGAGTGCAGCGAGAGAATCAGCCATCACACCGTTAATCTTCTTGTTATCAGGAATCCAATCCCTGATAGCAATAAACATACCAGTAACAGTATCCGGTCGCATGGTGGTCATTCCTTCGGGGTCCAAGTCAAATATCCTGGCGAATTGTGCATTCAGTCTGGCCTCAGGATCATGGAACATCACTTCTCCGTCTTTACGTTGGATATCTCCTGCAATTTCACAGAGAAGAACTGTCTTGCCAGTAGACTCGGGACCAAAGATCTCCACCATAATCCCGCAGGGAATCCCACCTCCACGAACCCGGCCACCTGAAATGGCAAGGTCCAACAACGTAGATCCAGTGGAAATCATACTTTCAGTATTACCCTCATATTCGGGTTTAGTATCCTTAGGCTTTGTCACCCGTGACTTCACTTCTTCGCTGATTTTCTTAGGCGGTGTAGTTCTTCGCATTTTTGGATTATGGTTTCATTAAGTTTTTTTGTTAATTTGTACTTCCCCCTGTGGTCACTATCGGTTCTTTTCATGAATTCACTAAAAGTATATTTATCCCGCCAGCGGAATTCCCATTGGCTGTAGAGATGGTGAGCATAACGGTCGGTCAGAATTTCCAGGGATAGATTATGATCAATGGCATGCTGTTCAATAATATTCCGAATCAGTACCGCCCTTGGCGTATCTTGGAGGATTGCCAATAATCTGAAACAATCGTTCGTGGAGCTGTTCAGATGTATCCCTACGAACTGCCTTCCTTCTCGTCTTTGCATGCTTCCCAGATATTACATTTGTCACAATCATCATATTCATCAGTATCTTCACCGAAAATATGTCCATACGAACACTCAAAATCGGTATCTTCTTCAGGATTTTTAGGTGGTTTGGATCTTTCCTTAGGCTTACGGGAACGGGTAGAAGTATTGTTTGTGGTAGAACGTGAAAGTCGTGGGCTTTCTTTCTCCCTTTCAGGTTCATCCTCTTCTTCTGTCTTGGTAGCCTTGGTCCTTTTACGTGTAAAGGTTCTTTCCTGTATACTGCGAGCAGTCTTTCTGGTACGTTCCTTTCTCGGTGTTGCTTCGTCTTCCTCCAAGGGCTTTTCGTCATAATCCACGTCATCAAGATTTTCCATACCATAGAATAGAGCATCAATCTCTTTATACGGTAGGATTTTCATCATTGCGTCCAAATCAGGAGATTCGTCAACAATATTATCAGTGTATTGATTATCCCCCCTGTCTTCAAAATCCACCTTCACAGCTTCGGCAAATTCAATTTTACCGAAACCTATTTTGTTCTTCCTGAAATACACCCTCAGGGACAACCCCATTTCCGGATCTGCAAAGTTTTCTGCCGTAATATCCTTATCCAATGCTGCATCTAATGCTTTCGCAAAATAAAAGTCGGGCTGTTCCATGATATGAATTTTATCTACTTCATAATCAACCTCACAGTCATCTACATCTACCGGAATAATAACATACAGAGATCTTTTAGACGGCATGTAATCACGAATATCATCCCAGTCCTCACCTTCCCTGCGTTTCTTTGTAAAATACTCACAGATAGGACATTTCTTTCCGATGGTGGTAGGACAGATGATGGACTGGGTGTCCGATCCCACGTTCCTGTGGATTTTCAATGGTCTTTTCCACCAAGGTTCACCCACTACTGCATCCGAATCATATTTCTTGTTATCCATGTGATTTGGATCACTCACAATGTAGGGAATAATGTCGAACACGACTTCGGTGTCCCCTTCAGGTTTGAATACATCCACATCATCAGGGACGTTGAGATATCCATAACTGATTGCTGGTTTTTCCATGCTCCGACGTGCCCTGCCGGAAAACATACCTTCTTTTTGTTTTGTCATAATTTACTTTTTTGGAGTTTTGGATCGTTTCATTATTGCCTGACCAATGCGATGGCTTCTCTCATCGGTCTTCTGTTCTCTCAATTCTGTAAGATCGTGGGGGATTTTGGGTCCGGCGAAATACTGTTGTCCGTAAAGTTTGACTAAGTTCTCTAGTGCTGATTTACGGTGTTCGAGTGCATTTACGGCTCCCTGCAACACATTTACTTCATAATTGGCATCATTGTATTCTTTGACGACCTGCTCGTAACGGTCTTCCATAAGAATACAAGCCTCCACAGCATCAACAGTGATCTTGGTTAGATTATATTTTTCAGGATTGTCACGGATATCGAGATTGATTTCTGCTTTTGTGAGATCCAGTGCTTCTTTGGCCAGATCCCTGTCTCTTCTTGCTTCTGCAAGTAACCGGGCATATTTTATAACTTTTGTCGGTTGTTCCAAAAATTCCACATCAAGTGCATTTTCATCGATGTGCATGTCTTCTTCATAACTCATTTTTCACATTGATTAAGTGAAACATAAAAAAGAGGCCCGGGTGACTCTGGATTGTTTCGCAAAAACACATTACCATGAAAAACTCCCAGGCCTCTTAGAACTCATTCTAACAATACAAATATATAAAATATTTTTGAAATACAAAATAATTTATGAAATATTTAATTCTTTTTTCTCAGACCATGGTTTATCTATTTCACAGTATTCGAAATCAATCTCCAGGGGAACTATAATCCAATCCCATGCTTTGGGAAGATCTAATGTGGTAATCTTTTTTATGGCCTTGATTAATCCCTCCATTTCTTCGGGAAATATATCCAGTACAAGGGAGTCATGTATTTGGCCAATAATCCGGGATTTCAATCCCTCTCTTCGAATAAACTTGTCCAATTTGATCAGGCTCCAGAGCAGACAGTGGAAAGCAGAGCCTTGAATAGGATAATTAATTGCATCATTCTTTCCCATCAGACCACTACATCGGAAACCAGTCAATAAATCCACATACCCGTTTTTCTGGTACTGATGCCACCAAGTTTCTTTCCACTTTGCATATACACGAAATCGTTTGCCCCAGAAGTCCTGCTCTATAGCTTCAACATGATCAGTAAAGTTCCTGAGACTTTTGATTCCTTGTGAGATAAGATGATCACTGAGTTTTCCTCCTTCAAAATCGACACCTTGTCCCGGTTTCCATCCGCCTGTTGAAAGTTTGCCCCATTCACATGCCATATTCTTTGCGCAATTGCGGAAGTAATCTCCGTAAAACTGAGGAAATACGAATCCATTCTTTGTTGCTCCTCTAAGGTAAGCGTGATCCGGCCTGTGTTTGTCGAAGTCATCTATTATGAATAATTGTTTGGTCATGTCAGCATGCATGTCAAATCCATCCTCCAGGTACTTGATCATGGTAGGATCTTTGTGGTAACATGCAGCCACTCTTACTTCTAATGCCCCGTAATCTACTTCTAAGATCTGGTGCCCTTCCCGAGGAAAAAGAGCGCGACGGGTCAATTGCATGGCTTCCTTGTCCCGCTTAGGAATGTTTTGGAGGTTTGGACGGTCCGCACTGGATCTGTATGTTTTTACCAAATGAAGGTTAAAATTTGGATGCAACCACCCATCAATCTGCTCCCGTTGGAATCCAAGCAGGTAGTCCTGATTCTTCTTCAGTTGCCGGTATTCCAAGAGCATATTGAGTTCAGGAATATTCAGGGCAGCCAGGGATTCCTTATCCACGGATCCGAGGCCTTTCTCTGTTTCCTTCAGGGGGTTTAGCTTTCGCACACCGTACAGGAAGTTTCGGAGTTGTGCCGCACTATTGGGATTGGGTTCCTTGTCTTGGAAACGGTTCCATTGTGCGTAGAATTTACTTTCCTTGAATTTCCGATCCATGTATTTCTGTTGTCGGTCCATGTGCTTGATCTTGGATTCCAGATAGTTCATGTCGAGCCTTATACCGGCCTGTTCTACGTGAGATAATGCCAGAGATCCTTCAAGGAGAAGATTATATGCATCAATTTGAGTTAGCACTGACTAAAATGGTAAATATGTGTAATTCAATTCTTGCATCTGTTTCTTAGCCAACAGGAACTCGTAATAACTGTCTAAGGCAACATGCCTGAGTAATTGTTCTTTTCCATTAAGTTCTCCCAACAGTTCATAGATTTGATTGAACCCGTTTTTGGAGTTGTAAATATACTTAGCCACATATTCTTCCTTGATAATCACTCCAAAATTAACATATGTCTGAAACTTCAGGCTGGTGATACCGGATCTATTGTCGATCTGATGTGCGGCCAACATCGAATCCCACATCCAATTTTGGATCTCCACGCCGTAACGGTTCAATGTCCAGTTGTGTTCAAACTTTATATTGTGTGCCATCTTACCTATCCTTGCATCAGACAATAAATCGAACAATGGTTTAAGTTCATATTTAGTTTTTGGCATCATAAAAGCATACACCTCGTTAGTACCAGCTGTTATTCCGACACAGACAATACGCTGTCCCTTCATCTGGGACTTCAAACCGGTAGTTTCATAGTCAATAGCAAGGTTTTCAACTGGGCCGCTAAATACCTCATCCTTATTTTTAATTTCATAAAGAACTTTCAAATCATCTATGTAATGGATCTTTGGCTCCCTTGTCTCAGGCAATTTCATGTTCAGTGCATCAATTGCCAACGAGAGATCCTGCTCCCAGATAGTATTGGCTTCCCTGCTATCAATCCGATATACATAACTGGGATGAAACGTGGGCAATACCCAACATTTGTAGTCCTGATCAGGGATCCGGAATCCCCGCCATTTCAGGATACCTCCCAAATTTACTGGCCAGCGAGGTTTAAGGAAACTCTGTATGGCAGAGGCTCCGAGAAGTATAATGATTTTTGGTTTATACTTGCTGATGGTTTTTTCAACTATCACATTACGACAACAGTCAATCTCAAAGGGAGAGGGGGTTCTGTTATTTGGTGGTCTGCAATTCACCGAGTTAATACTCAAACAATCTTTGAACAAATCAATGCCAAGTTTGTGCATTGTTTGTTGTAACAGTCTTCCCGTTTGCCCCTGCCATGGCAATCCCTTACGATCTTCCACTCGACCGGGTGCTTCTCCAATAACAAGAATACGCTTTTTAAAGTCCCCGTAAGGAGACATTTTTGGTGTTAGTACCCCTCCTTCACGAAGACCACATGTAATACAGGACAGAGCTTTGCCTTTCACCACTATCAGTGTCCTTTCTTGATATGACCATTTTCTTTTAGGATCATATACACCTTTCGAAATATACTACGGGCGGTTTTGATTGATCCCGTAGAAGGACCCAGGTTAAATCCAAGATCTGCCATCTGCTCATAGAGATCGTGTATAGGCATTTTTGGATCAGGTCCCATCAATGCTAGTGCTGTACCGTACGCCGAAGGACCTTCTTTCTTGATTATCTTCTTATCCTTCTCTGGTGTAGGTTTAGGAGGAGCTTTTTCAGTGTATTCCGGCACATCTTCCGGTTCACTTTCCGATGGTAATTCCTTTTCAGATTCTTCTTCAGGTTCTTCTTCAGGTTCTTCTTCAGGTTCTTCTTCAGGTTCGTCCTCTCCTTCTGCCAATGGGATCCCCAAGAAGTTAAATAAAGGAAGGGGATCCTGATCCTTCTTCAGGTTCTCAAAGTCCGAAGACTTCCAGTTGAATTCTTTTAGGGTCACTACGGTTTCCTCCATTGGAGCATCCCCCATTACTAACCATAACGCCGCTTTCCTCACCTGTTTTTTAAGTTTTTCAACCGGTAGTTTGGTGTCAATAGCATTCGGATCATCTTCTTCAAACAAAATAGAATTGAGATCCTCCGCCGTTGCAATTAACTCTTCTTTTTTCATGCGTAGGTAGTTTATTGATTAAAATAATTGATTAATATTTAGTACCAACAAAAGTATAGAAATTAGTAATAACTATCAAGAAATGGTCTTCCTAAATTTAAACTCTGCAGGACAGTGACTGTATTAGTACTATCAAATTCACCTTCCCGAATCACCAGCTGATTGATTCTCATAATGCCGAGCCTCTTCTCCCTGAACTGTTTGTCCTGGTTCAGTCCGAACATGGCCGTAACGTGTCCGAACTTGCGTTTGTCCTCACTGTAGTTGGACATGGTTAGCAGTTTCCTTTCATAAGATTTGGCGTCTGCCTGTGTAGCGGTAATTACCAGACAGTTCCTTGACTGGGACAGGGATCTCAGGTTTTTCCATATCTCATTCTGACCGTGACGAAACTCTTTGTTCTTCTCAGGCACCAACAAATCTGCATAATCAATTACAATCACATCAGGCACAAATCCATCCTTTTGTTCCCATCTGTCACAGATATTGCGTATGTTAGTAATGGTAAGTGTATCGTTTGGATGGGTAGAAATCCTGAAGTGACGTTTTTTTGTCTGAAAGAATTTCCTGATTTCCCGCTTTGCTTCATCCACATTAACTGCGTGAGTAACTTTCTTCGGTTCCAACCATGGTGTACCAAGTCTCTTAGTGTGGAATTCATTACAGTTGGTACAGGGGATATAATTTTCTTTGTAATCCTCGAATGCTTCCACTAAATCCTCCTTAGTGACCGTGTCACGGAAATTATCTTTATCAATCTTCCGACCGGTAAATATACCAAAAGTGCATCTGCGCTCCTGCTTGTCACAAATGTCCAACTGGTTTCGTATGCAGTCTGCTACAGGAACAAACACTTCTCCTATGTAATCTTCCAGTGTGGGAAGTTTATTCAAGTAGGAAGAAATACGTTTGATCTGCTCTCCTTCGGTCATGTCTCCTGCCTGAAAGAATGCTACCTTGTGTCTTCTGCTGGCACGTATGGCCAAATCCATCAACCAAAAACTCTTTCCTCTCTTCTCTGATGCCATCAATGCCACAAATCTGCCACGTACCAACTGATCATTCATGAACTTCCCCAGTGCCCCAGGAAACTCTATCAAGATTTTAGAAGAGGTAGCAAATGCAGCATCTACCCTTTGCAGGGATTCCTTCTCACCTAAGTCGAGATCATTTACC